TGTCTATAAATGTCATAGACTGTACCTGATGTCCAATTTCTTCTTGGAATTACAAATGAAACATCAGTAGATTGTATTCTCTTAGCAGCTATAAGATCATCATAAGTATAAAATTCTCTTACGACTGTATCACCAGGAGTTATAGGATTTGAATCTGTTCCTTCGTAATCTGTTCTACTATCACCTCTATTTAAAGTACCAAACGCTTGAGGTCGTCCAATACCTAGATAATATACATTGTTTGCTGCTTCTGAAAACGACTCTTCAAATTGTTGAGCGTTATTAATTCTAAACTTGTTTGTAATAATTGCTGGCATATATCTATTTATATAGTTTTAATATAATCCTCCATAATTCTAATTATATTTATAATCATTTTTTAAGGGTTTATGCTATCAAACGTAAATGTACCATTACTAAATCTAACTACAGTGTTACTAAACAATAATTGTGATTTAGCAACTATCGCTGGTATAGTAAAGTTTGTTTTAAGTTTTTTACCTTCTTCATTTGAAGTGGCTAAAAATATTGCTTCCTGTCCATCTAAAGATGATCTAGTTCCTGTAATTTTTATATCACTTAACGTTTGTAACGTGATACCACTATTTCCTACTCCTGCTGTCGCCGTATTTGATGTACCAAACGCTGTATTTGCAAATCTATTTATTGTACCTAATCGTGGACCTGCATAAACAAATCCTTGAGCTATAGTTACATTATTGATAGTTCTTCTTACTCGACTAGTATAGTTTATATTAACATTTTGTCTTTTTAAAGTTACATCTCTTGTATTTGGTGTAAAATGTTCTACAGTATCAGGATTTAAGTCAACATCGGCTGGTGTGTTTGCACTTACTCTTAAAGTTGTTCCATCACTTTCTGTACCTAGTCTTCTTCCAAACAATGTGCTAAACAATACATTTAATACTGTAAATAATGGAGTATCTTGTAAACCAGATGTAATACCCTCAACTGGAAATTTAATTTTTAAGTTTAGTCGATTTTCTAAAGCAACTTGACCTGTAAAATAAAAACCTGCAGCGTGCATGGTCTTTTTAAAAGTATCTCTCCATTGATTAATAGTTTCTGATACTTTTAATACATATGAAAAATCTTGGTAATATAAACTATCTTGTATTCTCATAGTGGATTGTGAAACAAATCCATCTTCATTTAAAAACTGTCCGTCTGTGTCTGTTACTGATACAACACTTACATTTGCACTTGCAACATCCAATCTTTTAAGAGTTGCTGATCCACCACTTGTAGATGTAATAGTTTCATCTAAAGTAAATGTTCCTGAAACATCTTTTAATTTTAAAAAATTTCTATCACTATTAAAACTAACAATTGTTCCTGTTACACCAGAAGATGAACCTGTGACTGTATCATTTATCCTAAAGTCTCCTGTGATAGATGTTAAAATTAAATTGTTTCTAAAATTGATTGTAGGTGGCGATGGTGAGTTTTGATATTCTGCTCCCAATTCAACAGTATTAATACCTAGTATTCTTCCTATTTCAGTTCCATTTGCTAAAACTTTAGCACCAGTTCCATTTGTAGAACTTATTGAAATAGTAGGTAAAGATTTATATCCGTCTCCTATATTAGAAATGAATATGTCAGTTATATCACCTAAGTTATTAGTAGATCCTCCTGATCCATTATCAATATAATCTTCTTGTATAATTTTGTTACCAAAGTATGTATCACCTGTGGTTGTTTCATCTTCTAAAACAATATGTTCTTCTGTAGATGATAAAGAATCTTCTGGAGTAAAGCCACCATTAACAACTGACACAAAACCTTTTGCATTTTTTCCTGATGTTCCTAAATTATTAAAAACTAATTCATCGCCTATTACATAATTTGATCCTGAACTATCAATTATAACATCATTAATACCACCAGAACCAATATCATTAATAGAAAAGTTTGCTCCTACTCCACCACCAGTTACTGTCAATAAATCTGTAATACTATATAAGTTACCATCATTTGTAACAGTTTTACTTCCAGGTATTCCTGTAATTGTTGCTTTTATAAAATAGTCATCATTATTTGTTTCTGTTCCTCTAATTTGTTCTCCAATAGAAAAAGATCCAGTGATAGTATCTGTATTTAAAATAAACTCTGATATTTCATTTGCACCTATAAAAAATTTTGTTACATTTTCTACAACAGCTGTTGCTGAGGTTGATGTATCAGTAATTGTTCTTCCAACTAATTTTGATGTATCTCCACTTGTAGCAATTGCTCTTAATACTTTTTTAGTATCCCATTGCCCGTCAGAAACACGTAACATTTGTTCTCTAGGATAAATTGTTTCTGAAACTTTATTAAATAAAATTCTAAAAAATAATTCGTGTCCTTTACTTGTTCCCTTTAGTTTATATAAAGTTTTAATATTTTTTATTAAATTTCTTTTATTAATACCTATTGCTAGATTTTCAGGTATAGTTTGTAAAAACTCATCTCTAAAATTTGTTAAGAAATCAGATATAACATTATCAGGATCTCTAAAATTTAATAACTGTTGAATATTTTGAACAGGATTTGGTCGGTATGCATTTACGATTGCACTTGCGTTTGATGAATTTCCTGTAATGGTTTCGCCTACGATAAATTTATCTTGAGCAGATATAAAAAGACGTTCACTATTTAAATTTTCTGCTAATACAGTAGCAGTGGCATTTGACGTTGAACCTGTTATCGTTTCACCGTTTGTAAACTTTCCAAAAGTAGATTCTTCTAATAATAATTTATCCCCTAAATCTATTTGTGTTCTTTCTGATCCTATACGACTTCCATCTAAAATTAAATTATTTGTAATTCCAGTTTCATTTTCTAGTAAGATACCGTCAGTAGTTTGGATAGAAGTTACTTTTAATTCAGCAGATTCCATGAATGTAAAGTAAGTCTTTACAAACTCTAAAAATTTAGGATGATCTTCAATTACAAACTCTGGTAATTGACTATTGATTAGATTTGATAATTTATCATCAAATTTTGCCATGGCTTATTAGTAACTTGTAGAAGTCGAATAACCAACACCTGCTTCAGCAGATCCACCTACAAAAGTGTCTTCCTCGACTGTTATGTTTGAATTTGCTATATCTATTTCTATGATCTGATTTCTAACAGGAACTATATCGTTTGATGATGGAGTAACAGTTAATTCTATAACAGAGGATGTTGCACCTCGAATGTTTGATATGGAACTCACATTTAAAGAATTAATTGTTATTTGTCCTGTAGAATAATTAATAGTTCCTTGAGCGTTATTTGCAATTGTTTTTACTCCACTAGCAAAATAATATCTTCTAACATTTCCTTGTCCATCATCATCTAAAAACATTTCTAAATCGCTACCAGTTATTTTAAATCCTGTTGATGATAAAATAGGTTCATGTCCTGTGTGTGGATTGTAAATAGCATTTCTAAAATAAACATCATATCTAGTAGAAGTATCAATTGTAGGAGTAAAGCTTTTTCTCATATCAATTGTAGTAATATTAGATAAAATTGCTGTATCAGTGGCATCAATTAAACCTGTTAGTTTAGAATATCTAAAAACACCATCAAACTTTTGTAATGTGCTTGTGTTATAATTTGTTATTGTAGATATAATATCTGACTTTAAAGTTTCTGCAGTTTTACTTGTAACTTTTTTATCATATTTTGCGTTAACAGTAAGTAACACAGAAGTCGTTTCAGGATCTATAATTTCTGGTCTTACTGATGCTATGTTATAAGGTTCTAATTGAGTAATTATATTTTGTTTTGTAGTGTTTGTTAATGTAGAACCTGAAGCCGCTTTTATGGAAATCTTTACAACACCGTATATAGGAGTTTCATCATCTTCACCACCCCATGCACTTACTGACAAAGCGTTTGGATAAATTGATTTGACTAGTGTTTCATAATCTGTAGAAGTCACTGCTCGATCTTGTGCTGTGTATTGTAAAGGTGCATTGTATCGAATAGATTCTTTTGTTTCTGCTTCAGCGCCACCTTGAGAACTTGAAACTGTAGATAAAGTTACATTTGTAAAACCACCTACGTTACCTGACAATGTAAAAGACGAAGCACCATTTGATTCAGTTTTATTTGTTACAATATATTCTAGTATAAGAATATTTCCATCACTTAAAGAACTTCCTAATACACCATCTCCAAAATATACTTCAAACTTACCATCTTCACCCTCTTGTAAAAAATAAACTTTTGAAGTATCATCTAAACTTTTTAAACCTGTTGCTAAAGTATAAGTTGCCGTTGTGGTATCCGACACTGAATTTTGAACTGTAACTTTTAAAGTAGATGTATCAGCGTTTGCACTTGGAATAATAAATCTTTGATCTGGATCAGAACTATCTACTGTGTATTTAAATGTTACTAAAGTACCTTCATAAATTGGTATACTTGAAAATCTATAAACGCCGTTGGATGGCGTAATCGTGTGATCTGTATTTGTAACATATTGATAAGAGGTTCCATCTACTGAAGTTGTAAAAGTTGTTCCTTTTGCCATAGTTACACTATTGCCTGTTCCATTATTAATTAATATATCAATTGCTGCTGATGGTGATTTAGGTGATGATGGTGTGTAACCTAACATCTTTGCTAATGACACAATATTTTTTCGTATGTCAGCACTATCAAGGTACATTTCATTTGCCAACATATTTGCATTGAAACCTAGATAGTGTGTATTGTAAGCAAGAACATCTAAAAGAACAGCAAAACCAGATCCTTCAAAATCATAATCCTGAAACTCTGCTTGATTTTGTAAAAATGTTTTTAGATTACTTTTTATATTATCAAAATCTAATTCTGAAACTTCTAATTTATTACTTGCCATCTTATCTTAATCTTTCTAAAAATGTTTCTACTGTAACTGGATTAGAAACACCAATTACATAAAAACTAATTGAAACTGCATATCTATTTCTATCAATATCTGGTCTTGCTAAAATCTGTACTAGTTTAATTCTTGGTTCAAAGTTATTTAAAACTTCTTCTATCTTTCTCTGTAGATTAAGAGCAGTCAATGGTGTAACTGGTTCAAATAATATTGCTCTTACATTACCACCAATCTCTGGATGGAATGGTCTTTCAAAGTGATTAGTTTGAATTAAGTTTCTAACACTTCTTTTAACTGCCTCTACATCAGTCAATTTATTTACATCATTTGTTACAGTGTTTCGACCAAAATCTAAATCTAAATCTTTGTAAATTCGATTTGCTCTTTTAGAATTATTAGATATGTTTTCTACACTATAACTAGGCATATGAATATTTATACACTATCCCGCAAAGACATTTGGAGAACCATCAGTCATTTTACCAGAATCAACAGCGTCATCTACTCTTGCTACAAATTTGCCTGAAACTCTTACAGTTGATGAACTTCCTGATATAGCAGCTGTATGTGGTACACAAACTATACCAACAAGTATATCGTGTGATATGGTTAAATCGCCTTTTCTTGCTATTAGTATACCGTTTGCTCTTACTGTAGATTGACCTGGTGTATTTAAAACTGTAGTACCATCACAACCGTGACCTGTTTCTAAAGGATCTCCTTCTCTACACACTGCGGGCATTTATTATCCTTGTTTGTTGTAAATCTTAAATGATCTTTTCTTATGTTTATTCATAGAACTTCTTTTAAC